ACCAATCACAAATATTAAGGAATTATATGGTAGATTTAATATTTAAATGTCCAGAGCTATTAAGTCAAGCACAGATTGAATTAAAAGGAGAAGAAAGGATTAAAAAAGAAGCAAGTAAGAATAGACAGACTTTTAAAAATGGTTGTGAATATCAGGTATTTTCGGCACACGGAGAAGCAAACAGATTAATGGGATTTGGAGCAGATTTAATTATAGTAGATGAGGCCTGTTTAGTTGGTAGAGATGCTTATACTAAAATAACGAGAATGCTTGGAGATAATCCAGATGAAAGTATTTTGATTGAATTATATAATCCCTGGGATAGAGATAATAAAGCATTTGAACATACCTTATATCCAGAATTTAAAGTAATGCATATTGATTATAGTATTGCAATAAAAGAAGGTAGAACAACAGAGGCCTTTATTGAGGAACAAAGAAAAGAATTAACACCATTAGAGTTTACTGTTCTTTATGAAAGTCAGTTTCCAGAAATGAGTGAAGATGCTATATTTAATTTAAAAGAAATAAATGCAGCAGAGGAAAGAGATTTTAAACTAAAAGACAAAAAAGGAACAGAAATGATAATTGGTTGTGATGTAGCAGATAAAGGAATAGATGAAACAGTAATTTTAATAGGATATACAAAAGACAATCAATATGAAGTAACTGAAAAATATAGTGAAGCAATCAGTGATAATATGAGGGTTGCAGGAAAGATAATTCAAATAATTAAAGATAAAGTTGGAAAGAAAAAGAAATGTATTGTAAATATAGATGCAATAGGGGTTGGAGTAGGAGTAATAAGCAGAGTAAAAGAATTTTGCAGGGAAAATGGGTATAAGAATGTTAAAATTAATGATTGTCATTTTGGAAAAGCAAGTATAAGAGATAAAAAGAAATACTTAAACCAGAAAGCAGAACAATATTTTAGAGTTCAACATTTGTTAAATGAAAAGTTATTGTCAATTATTCCAGAAAGAAAACTTAAAACTCAATTAGTAAATATGAAGTGGGAATTAACCAGTGCAGGAAAAATAAGAGTGAAAGACCCAGAGAATAAATCTCCAGATTGGGCAGATGCTTTAGTTTTCTTTTGCTGGAAAGGAAAGGAGGTAATAATAGATTTTTAAAATGGCTGTACCAATAATGAGGAAATTAGAATGTGTCTGCGGCAGATTAAGGGGAAAATCCAGCCATAGACGAGGCAAGTATGTAGTATATGAAATAGGTTACACTGATAAGCAAGGAGAAGAACATATAAATAAGCTTAAATTAGAATGTTTAACTTGCTGCAAAACAAAAGAATACGAGGTAATACAAAATGAAAGAAAAAAAGACAAAAAGCATAAGATATGATAGAAGAAAGAACAAAGTTATGATAGAGTTTGAATTCTCTGGAGATATTAAAGATGGAGACAATGTAGTTGGAAAAACTATAGAGAACTATAAACAAGAATACGAACCAGAATGGGTTAAAAATTCTTACAGAGGAATAAATGCAAAGATAAATAGTTTAGAAAATGGAATAAAGAGAAGTAAACTACAATTAGATACAATGATTATCAAAGGAAAAGAAGATGAAATAGAACAATTTATTCAAATGCAGGAATTAGCAAAGCAATTGAAACAAAAGAAAAAAGAACAAGAGAAATTAGAAGCAATGGAACATAACTTAAAAGAATTGAAGAAAGAAAAAAGGGAATTAAGCAGTGTTATGAAGAAAATCAAGTAAATAATTTATAAAGATTGAAGGATTAGGAGGTAATATGGGTTTTCGTGAGACTATAAGTAACGTAAGAAAAAATGTAAAAGGTTTTCTTTTTAGAAGTCCAACTACATTGGGTATGGCTAATGTATCTACCCCAAATAATCCAGCAGAGGATGGACAAAACAAAGCGTTTGTTAGTAATGATTTCTTATACAAACCACCATTTGGATATCCCAGAATGATAGACATACCCACAATTAGAAGTCTTGCGAAAACTCCTTACGTTTTTATGGTTACTTCAACTATTATAGATGAAGTTGCATCTGTGGACTGGAAGATACAACCAAAACCAACTTTTGAAATGGACGAAGAAGGGCTCGAAGCTCAAGAAGCAGACTTGATTAGTTATCAGAATAAAAAAATTCCTCGCGAAACCCTAAATCACATAATGGAATTAAATGAATTCTTTAATAACCCAAACAAGAATGATGAGAGCTTTGAGTTCCTTATTCGTGCTGTCACAAGAGATATTTTAGAAGTTGATGCGGGAGTATTAGTCAAAGTATTCAATAAAGCAGGAAAGTTTGTTCAATTATTTGCTAGGGATGGCGGAACCTTTTTAAAAAATCCAGATATTCATGGATATATGGGAAATAGAGAAGAAATAATTTATCTTCCAGAAATAGAGGATAAAGAAACAAAGAGGATATTTTTTGAAAAATACTTAAATCTTAATGCAGCATATTTCCAATATGGTTGGGTCAGTATGATGCCTATTCCTTTTGGGCGTAGAGAAATAATTTATTTAATGCGACATCCAAGAAGTGATAGCATTTATGGTAGAAGTGCAGTAGAACTATTAAGTGAAGTAATTAAAACCTTACTTTATGGTGCTAGAATGGGTTTAGAATTTTATACAAATAATAATATGCCAGATGGAATAATAGAATTACTAGATGCAGAAAAAGAACAAATAGATGCATTTAGAGAAAGATTTGAACAGCAATTTAAAGTAAAAGATGAATTTGGTACTTGGAGAAAACAATTTCATAAATATCCAATTAGTAATGTTAAGACAGATTTTAAACCATTTACTTTAAAACCAGCAGAGATAGAGTTAATATCACAACAACAATGGTTTAGCAAAATAGTCTGGGCCTCGTTCGGGGTAACGCCCTCTGAATTAGGTTTTACTGAAAACAGCAATAGAGCAACAGAAATGGTGCAAAGCAGAGTATTTAGAAGAAAAGCAATTAAACCTATTCTCAATTTATTAGAATATCATATAAATACACAGATAATCCCAGAGTTTGGTTTTAAAGATGTAGAGTTTAAATTCAATGATTATGATATAGAAGAAGATTTACAAAGACATAAATTATTTGAAATACAAAGAAAGATAGGAATTTCTACAGTAAATGAATTAAGAGAAGAAATTGGAAAGATGCCACTTGAAGAAGAAGAAACAGAACCAATGGAAGAAGAAGAAAATGAAAACCAATTTGATGAGATTTTTGACGAAGTTAAAAAAAAAGAACATAAGGCATTAAATACTTCTCAACCAACTACACCCAAATCTTTTGAAAGAGTAATAAAAGATTATCTAAAGAAAAATGAAAATGAAATAATTGATTTAGTAGATAAACTTAAATCTGGAACAGTTAAAAACATAAAAGCAAATATTATAGATGATATTATTAAAAAATTGGGATTAGTAAGTTTTTTAGAGCCAGAGATAAGAAAGTTTGTAGAAGATAGTTATGATAAAGGACTGCAACAAGCAGAAAAAGAATTTGATAGGAACTTTTTTCCAAATAAAGAAGCAATAGATTTCTTGCAGGATTATAATTTTGATTTAATAAAAAACTTAACAGAGGAAATGAAAAATAAACTCAAGACTACTTTACAAAGAGGATACATAGAAGATATGCCACAAGCACAACTTAAGAAAGAAGTAAAAAAGATATTTGAGGATATGGAAAATAGGGCCAAGAGTATTGTAAGAACAGAACAAGCAAGAGCAGAAAACTATGGAGAATTAGATGGTGCAAGTCAAAGTAAGGTAGTAAAAGGAAAGACAATTTCAAATTATATGGATGCTAAAACAAGTCCTTTATGTAGAAGAATGATAAGCAAATATGGAGATAAATTAATTCCATTAGACCAGAATTTTAAAGATGATAAAACAGGAGGGAGTTGGAAAGCTCCTCCATTTCACGTAAATTGTTTTTTAGCAGGGACCAAAATAAAAACAGATAATGGATTAAAAAATATAGAAAACATAATTCCAGGAGATAAAGTAAAAACACACAAACAAAGATATAAAACAGTTTATGCAACAATGTCTCGTCAAGTAGATGAAGAAATATATGAAATTGAAACCTCAAAAGGAAAGATTGAAGTTACAGGAAACCACCCAATTATGACAAGTAATGGATGGAAACCAGCAAAAGATATTAATTTAAATGATTGGGTGATGTATATAAAATGAGAGAAGCAATTTGTTCATATTGTGGAAGAATTTATTTAAGAAAAACCAAACCAACCACAGAATTTAATTATTGTAGTGTTTCTTGTCAACTTAAACATGAATATTATTTAGGTATAAGAGATAAAGATAAAATTGCACAAAAAGCACAAAAAGCAGCATTGAAAAAATTAAAAAAACATAACTGGCTTAATGATATAAAAAACAGAAAGAGATTAAAAGAAGTTCAAAATACTGAAGAATATAGATTGAAGATGAGTAAAAATAGAGTAGGAAAGAAAAACCCAATGTATGGAAAATATGGAGATAAAGCTGGACATTATAAAGGTGGAAGTTGTAAGGATAAGTTTGGTGTTTCATCTTATGGGGTAGGGTGGAAGATGATAAAGAAAAAAATTAAAGAGAGAGATAGATATAAATGTCAAAAATGTGGATTTAAAGAAGAAGATTGCGTTCAAAATTTACAAGTTCACCATATAGTTCCCTATAAATGCACACAAGACAACTCTCCTGAAAATTTAATTACATTATGTTCTAAATGCCACACCAAACAAGAACCTAATTTTTTGAAAGTGAAATATATTAAAAAGAAAAAACACAAAGGAAATGTATATAATTTTAGTGTAGAAGAAGATGAAAGTTATATTGCAAATAATATAGTTGTTCATAATTGTAGAACAAGTTTAATTACGAGGATTAAAGATGATAGTTGATTTAAATTTTAATACATTTAGACAAATGAAAGAAACAAGTAATAATTATTCTTTTTATTTAGAAACAGAAGATGTAATTGAAGTATATATTTCAACAGGAAGCAGTTTATTTTTTAGATTTACTTACCAAAAACAGGGTACAGAACAAGATTTAATATGGAAACAAGATAATATATCTGATTGTATGAAAGCAATTGATATAAAAAATCAAGAGGTTAATATAAATATAAACCAATGACTAAAACAACAAGCAAAGAGAGGATAGCTAGTATGGAAACAGATATAAAGAATTTATCTAAAGGACAGGACAGAATAGAGAAAAAAATAGATGCATTTATTAGTGCAGCAGACACTAAATATGCACAGAAATCAGTTGAAAGAGAATTCAAAGAATTTCAAAAGTGCACAGATAAAAGACTTGATAAGATTTCTGTTAAAATAGCTGGATATGGTGGAGCTATTGCATTTGCTATAATAATAATTGAGTTTTTGGCTAGAACAAATTTAATTTCCAAAATAATAGGTGGTGGTTGATATGGCCATTACCTATGATGCTGGAACCAATACAATAACAGTGGTTGGAACAGGATATTCTTATTCTGATATTTATGATGCAGATGTAGCAGGTGGATGGGGAGTAGTTAGCAAACAAGGAGATAAGCAATATCATTTATTATGTAATTTAGTAATTGGAGATGGTAGCACAACAACAAGTGTTTCTGATACAGATGTTCAAATTGAAATAGGTAGTGATGCTACTGAAAATTGGTTTCAAGTTAAAGCAGAAGCAACACACACCATAGGAGAATTAAACCAATTAGGTTATGAATTAGAGTATGGAAGATTAGGAAATTCATTTGTGGTATGGTTTACAAGAGATGAAGGATATGTTGATAGTGAAGGAAAATTCAATTTTTTTGGTTGTTATATTGAAAATGCAAAACCAAATTCTATTCAATGGAGAATAACAGCTGCAGGAGAAGTAGATATAAGAAATTGTGTTATTTCTGGAGAAGGAGATATATTTTTTGCCAGATGCAGTGGACAAATATTAAGAACTAATTTTTCAGTAAGACAAAGTTATGGTTTTATGTGTTATACAGATGGATTAACTCTTGAAGATGTTTATTGTGATAATTATGTTCAAGGACTTACTTGTGGTTATGGTGGTGTTGCAGTCAAAGCTACAAATTGCACAATAAGAGATGGGAATTATGATAGGGCAATTGTAATGAACCCATATAATAATACAACTTTTGAGATTATAGATTGTGATTATGATATTTACCACATAAGAAGTATGATAGCATTTAATCAAGAAAATCCACCAGCAATTTTAGATGATTATAAAACCTTTAATCTTAAAGTTACAGACATAGATGGAAATGCTATGGAAAGTGTAAATGTTAAAATTACAGATGTTTTTGGCACAGAGATAGAAGTGCAAACAGATGAAAATGGAGAAATAGAAGAACAACAACTTCATAATTTTAACTGTAGAAATAACCAAGAAGTAGGAACAGGAATAGGAACAGAATATAATGATTATATATTTTATACACCTTATAGTATAGAGATAAGCAAAAATGGATATACTGCTCAAAATCTAAAAATAGATTTAACAGAAGATAAATATAAAAAAGGAATTCAATTTCAAATAACATTAGAAGTTCCAGAAGTATTAACTTATGAAGGACTTGATGTAAGTATAACAGAAGATAATATACAGGTAAGTATAGGAGGTTAAAATGGAAACAGGATATGAACAAGTTGATGATAATACATTAAGAAAAATTGATTTTCACGAACAAACAATTACAAAGCAGCAAATACAAGAAAAAATAAATAAACTGCAAACAGAGATAGATAGTATAGTTCCAAAAACAGAATCAGACCAAGAATGTTTAGATTTTTGGAATGCAACTTATGCAGATGAAAGTTTAAAAGAAGGATTACAAAATCAATTAGATTTATATGAAACACTTTTAAGTATTTTTGAAGAATGAGTTTTACATTTGATACACTGACAAAACCCACAGGACTTACAGGAAGTCTGGCAAGTGGAGGGGATTTAGAACCTAACACTACTTACCACTATAAAGTTTTAAGTTTGGCTCAATATGATAGAACATATTATACTGATGTAATTTATGGCACAGTGTTCTCAGAACCCAGTGAAACATTTTCAATAACAACAGATAGCACAAACAAAACAGTTAATTTAAGTTGGGATTCAACAGATGCAGTGAGATATTTATTGATAAGAATTAAAGATGGTGAAAGTTTTGATAGTCAAACTCAAATGTGGATTGCAGATAGTTCAACTTATCCTATGGAAATACAAGCAACAAGTTTTACAGATGATAATAGTGATTATCACATTGCTTATCCTTATTATGAACACGGTCTTCCTGCACTAATAGTTGATGAAGGCACAACTGAAACAATGCAAGATATGTTAGAATGGGCTACAGCAAATGGTTACTCCAATTATTTAAGTGCTGAAGTTGATACAATATATGGTAGACCAACTATTTATAAGATGACTGGACATTTAGAAATAAGAGGGACTTTACAATTTGGAACGAGAGAATGTCCAGAAACAAGGGGCACAACACTATTCTTAAATGGTGGTTGGTGTTTAAGAGAAAATGGTTTCTGGGATGTTGGAGAATTAAGTAATAATGTTCAATATGGACAATATGGAGTTCAAATAATTAGAACTGGAAAATATACTGTTGAATATATGGAAGGGGAATTAAGTTGGAAAAATGTTCTTTATGATGATATTGGATTAGCTGATAGAGTTTATATTGGTGGGATAAATACATCACATTTAATTGTAAGAACCTCTCTATCCACACCAGTGATTTATTTTGATAGGTGTTTATTTAGGTATATTCAATTAGATGCTTATGATAATATGGAGGGTTTAATTCAAGACTCAATATTTTTTGGTATTCAGATGTCTGCTCCGGGAGTGTTTGTAAAAAATTGCGTGGCTTATGGTTATAGAGCATTATATAATTATTATGCAACAGAAGATATTGTTGTTTATGGTATTACAGGTATTGGAACTGCTGATGAGATGTTGTTTCATAAAAACGGAACTCCAATAACTATTTACTCTGTTGATTGTAAATGGAATAATGACCCTATCAAAGGACAATCTATAAGCAATCCAGAAAATTTAACCATTTATGATTGTAAGACTTTCTTATGTAAAGTTCAAGATGAAGATGGAAATGCTATTGAGGGTGTTACTGCAACTATAACAAATGCTGATGATGATGAGATAACAATGACTTCTGATTCTGATGGAGAATTTTATTTGGCAAAAGGTATTTCAACGAGTGGCTTAAATTTAGACACTTTATATGATACAAGTTTAAATTTAGAAGAAAATGAGTTAAAAAACAAAATCATTACAGTTCAATTTGGTAGTAATCCAACAAAGTATGTAAGGAAGATTAAATCAAATACTGCAACCTCAATAACTGTTTATTATGGTTTTCCATCAACTCCAACTGGAGTAACTTATTCAGTACCAGAATATATCAAGTTTGTTAAATATACAAGTGATGGTTCAGGAAGTGGAAGTTACAACTACCAAACTACTAATTATAATCCATTTAAATTTGAATTTACAAAGAATGGTTATAAGACAGAAGAAATTAATGGATTTAATATTAATGATAGTATAAATTGGGTAATAACAATGTTACACCCAGAAGTTCCAGCTTATGAAAACATATCTGTTAGTTATGATGAAGATAGTTTAACTAACTCAATAACTAATGAAGCATTATCAACAACTATCACAGAGGATAGTTTAAATATAGAAATAGAGGAGGATTAAAAATGACATTATCAAATTTTTATGAAGGAACAACCAAGAAGTTTGATGTTACAATAACATACAATGGAAGTAATCCAGATATAACCAGCGATACAGTTACAATTTATTTCAAAGAGAAAGAAAAAGACGAGATAGCATTAGAAAAAGAAGCAGATGTAACAACACAGGGAGCAGATGGGATTGCAGAATTTGAATTAACTACAACTAATACAGATTTAAGGCCAGGAATATATACTTACTCAATTGTATGGGAACCAGCATCTGGTGGAAAATACATATTAGAAGAAGATAAAGTAAGAATTTTGGACAGCATTACTGTTAATTAACTAAATGTTTTATAAATATCAAAAAGTTAGTTATAGTTAAAATGCCATTTGCAGGGTACGATAATTTCCAAGATTGTGTAAACAAGAATAGAGATAAGAGTGACCCAAAGGCGTATTGTGGTGAGATTATGAAAAAAGTAGAAGGAAAATCTTATTCTTTTAATACTGATAGTATTGGAATAGAACAAGTAAACATAAAAGGCGAAAAGAAAACCTATATTACAGGTTATATTTCTACAAAAGACAGAGATTTATATGATGACATAGTCACAGAAAAAGCAATGGATAATATGCTTAAACAAATTCAAAGTAAGAATATCAAACTTGATTTTGAACACGAAGCGTGGAGAGAAGAAAACCCTTCAATTAACCCAGTGGGCAAAATTATAGAAGCAAAGAAAGATGAAAGAGGAATTTTCATTAAAGCAGAATTAAATGCATCACATAGTAGATTTAAAGAAATAGTTGGAAGTATTAAAAATGGATTTTTAGATGCTTTTTCTATTGCTTATAAAGCAACTGATTATGTCTATAAAACAATAGATGGCGTAAAATCTCGTTTACTTAATGGGATTAATTTATTAAATGTAGCATTGACAGGAAATCCTGTTAATGAACACTGCAAGATAGCAGAAGTATTTACAAAAAGTTTGGAGGATATGAAAATGTCAGAAGAAGAAAACAAGAAACCTGAACAGGACACTCCAAAAGAGGATAAACCTGAACAGGAAAAAGAGGTTGAAGAAAAGTCAAAAATGACTGAACTAAAATCTCAAATAGAAGCAAAAGACAAAGAAATTACAGAGATGAAAAGTAAAATAGAAGAAACAGAAAAAGAACTTGAAAAGAAATCAAAAGAATTGGAAGAAAAATCTAAATCAGAGAATTCTTTAAAAGAAAAAATAGAGAAAACAGAAGCAGAGATTAAATCTCTAAAGAAAGAACTTGATAACCCAGTTATCAAAGCACAGTTAAAATCAATGGACGCACTTAAAAGGATAGATAAAAAGTCTGTCGGACCATTAGATACAATATAAGGAGGAAGAAAAAATGCCAATCGGAGAATACAAATCAATAAGTGCAGATGCTTATCAGCATAGTTTTGGAGCACTAAAAAGTGGAACTCTTTATCATTCTGGAGCAAGAGGATTGAGAGGAGAACTAAAATCACAAGATGAGCAATTGTATGAAGAAGATATGAGGCCTGAATTAAAATCATATTTTGATGCAGGATTAAAAGCATTAACTTCAGAAAGTGGTGGAGCAGGAACAGCAGGATATGCTATGGTTCCAATCTATGTAGACCCAAGAGTTATAGATAGAACAAGAAAGCAAACACCATTAGTTGAGTTAATACCAAGAGTTAGTAATAACGGAATTACAGCAGATTACAATGTTATAACTGCAAAAGGTGGTGGATTTGTTGCAGCAGAAGATGCAGCACTTAATGAAACCAATACAACTTATGACAGAGCAAGTACATCTATTAAGTACTTATATGCAGTAGGTAGAGTTACAGGACAAGCTATGGCTGCAATGCCAAGTTATGTTTTACAAGGTATGCAACCATCTGGTGGAGCAGTCGGTTCTTTTGGTTCAAGTACAGCAGCAAATGCAAAGCAAATAGAAGTTCTTGTTAAAACAAGAGAAATTAGAGAACTAGAAGAAGACTTAATCATTAATGGAGATACAGATAGTGATGCAAATGAATTCAATGGAATTATAGATATAATGTCCACAACTAATACAGTTGATAAGAATACAACAGCACTAGAATTATCAGATATTAATTTAGCAGTCAGATATGCTTTTGATGATGGAGGAATGCCTAATCTAGCTGTTTGTAGTTCAGATGTCTATAATGACTTATTGGACTTATTAACACCAAAGATAGGTTATATGCAACCAACTCAAAAAGTGTTCTGGGGATTTACAACTATTGTACTTCATACAATGGTAGGAGATATTCCAGTAGTTCCAAGTAGGTTTATGAGTAATGATTCTGGAAGTAAAGCAATTTATTTCTTGGATATGGGTGTTGTTGAAATGAGAGTTTTACAAGACTTAACCTATGAAGAATTAGCAAAGACCAACGATAGCCAGAAATTTATGCTAAAAATATATGAAGCATTAATTATAAAGGCACCAACTTTCTGTAGTTCAATTACAGAAATCGCATAAGGAGGTAAGATAAAATGGCAGCAATTTCAAGTGTAACTACAACAGGAATAAGCCCAAATGCCGGAAAAAAAGCAATCTTTATTATCACTCCTGCAACTGCAGATAGTGGTGATACAGTAGATGTAACTGATAGTGATGTAACAGGTGGCGAAACTCTTTCAAGTGTTGATTGGGTGGTAGCTTGGGACCAAACCACAGGAGATGTTGTAACTGCAACAGATAGTTCTGGAACAATTACAATAGACAATGGCGGAGGAACCACAAACCATACATACGCATTATTAGTTATAGGCGATGCTTAAATGACGCATATTTTTTTAATGACAGAAGGTTTCCCAAATGGAATTGAAAATTTTATCAGTTCCATAAGGAAACACTGTCAATTTATTATGCGTAATGGTTCTCAAAAAGAGAATGGAAAAAAAGCAGGTGTGTCAATAAGAGAAATTAGATTTTGGGACATAACAGTTAAGCAAGAGCATAAGAAAGAACTTTTAGGACAAATCAAAAAACATACAAAAACCTTATCAGAACTTGATGTTGAAAACTTACGAAGTTTTGGAAAAGCACACGGAGTTGATGGGAAAGGTTTTAAAATTGGTTTGTTTAGAAAGATGTTTCATTATGTTTTAAAACAATTAAATCTTGCACCAATTGAAATGTCTAAAATTAAAAATATTGATAATGAAGAATTAGACAAAGCAATAGCAAAAACAGGAAGACACGGATATATAATGGTACTCGGAGAACTTCCAGATTGTTTTGAACCTAATGGACGAGAACATAGTTAAAGGAGGAAAATAAAATGACAAATGTAAATGCAACAGTAATTCCACTTTATCCAAATGGTGGAACTGATGATGCTGGTTATTTTTTAGGCGTATTGCCTTCAACAGAAAGAGCAGCACAGAATGATACTATAACAATTACAAACTGTTCAGAAGTTGTTATAGCAAATTTAAGAGATACAGATGATACTTTAGAAACAATGACTTATGACAGCAATGTAATTACAATGACAAGAAGTGACACAACAAATGTTACAGGATTAGTCCTGTGTAAAAGATAAGGAGGTTAAAAAATGCCAATAAGATATAAAGATAGTCAAGGAAAATGGGCT